ATACCAGTGGTGCAAACCCCACTGGCGTCACGTAGTTATATATAAGAGAAGGTTATGAAATCAATTATTCGTAATCTAACTTAACTATATTAGATGAACTTCAGCAAGATCTGAGAGTCAGATAACTGACCTTCGATCTAGAACTGCAGTTTATTTTATATCAAGATTAATCTTAATATCAAAATTAAACTGAGGTTTGAAACCTGGAGACTTGTCTACTATAGCAGAAGAGTCAAGATATTGACCTTCGAATTTTATAAAATCTGCTTGAACTTTAAATTCAGGTTTATTAATATCTTTTATAAAGTCTAAGACTTTTAAAGGATTATCAATAATATCTTTATTTACTTCAGCAGGCTTATAGAATACGAGAGTTTTCTTGATTCCTTCTAACCTTTCAAGGTCTTGCAATAAAGTCTGTAGTTCTAAATCTGCAAATACTTGCTTATTATAGTAATCTTTAAGATTCCTAAAATCATTCAAATATTTCATTTTAAAACCCATAGTCTTTAAAGCAAAACCTTGCCCTATATCTAAGTCGATATCCATACCCAACCTTAATCGATTGACATTAACCAATGATCTCCCTTCTTCAAGGAAGAACATTGATGCCATTGGACTTAGCACAAAAAACACATTTCTAAAATTAAGAAATGCTGGATCTTGTGAGTAAGCCCTATCAATTAAAGGTTTATCCAACTCTAGATCTTTACCAGATGCTTTTCAGGCATCCATGTAAGCTTCTAAGGCTGGAAAGGTTATGATATCGCCTAGAATATTAATTCTTATGGCAGTTATGTCTGTCTTATCAAGAGAGTCGACAATTTTGTCAATTTTCTTTAATAAGATATTCTTAAATGTCACAGAATTAACTTCTGCGAAAAATCTTTCTCTTACTGGTAACTGTGAGGTTTTAATCTCACCAGTTTCGAAGTAAGACTTAATAACCTTAGATATAAGTTTCGGTGTCATTCAGGAGATATTTCTCCCAAAGAACGCCAAAGGCTTAGATCTATCAGTTATTAAAGATAATACGCTAGATAGAGGGATTACCCTATTTTGATATAGTTGTGTTAAGAATCCAATCATTGGGTAAATCATATCAAGTCGTTTAGACTTAGATACTTTATTACCGAGTGTTAGGATCTTAAAAGGATCTTTACCTCACTTATTTCTAATAAGTCGTGTCGTAACAGCCAACCTACCAAAGAAACTATTAGAAGTTAATAGTTCCTTGAAAGGTAAAGCTGAAACGTCAACTCCTTTAATAGAAGTCCGTTTGGCAAATTCCAACACAGGTTTGTTCACTGCAACAATTGATTTTGATACGTTGATAGTAACCCCTAACTGTTTACACAGCGTAAGGTATCTAGCAGCAACATCAGGGTCAAAGATTGCAATGTCATCTCCTAAAACTATATAGTCTTTATATCACTGACCTTTGGAAGTTTTCCCTAAGTGAGTAGCTATAAATTGGAGCATCATATGATGAACCAAGTTAAGCATAGCTCACGAAGATAAAGCTCCCATGGGTTGACCCACGCTATATCTGATATTACCTTCAGGGATATTGTAACTATTTTTAGTAATTACATAATCTCGATCAGTCAAAATCTTACCTCATAGATGACCAATACCAAATAGTGAATTTAGTATGGCTTCTTGTGAAGAAAGAGGAAGACGATCGGTAGCAGCAGACAGATCAAAACCAAAGGATCGATTGTACTTAAGAGATAACTCTTGAGCATACTTGACCCCTTTGTCTTGATCGTGGGTACAATCATTTGGAAGTTTCTTGAAGAGATTAAACAGAACGTTATGTAAAGGCGAGAGCAATGACTGAGTTATAACATCAACCATTGCAAACACCCTTAACTTACCGGCTGCTTCTTCTTTAAAAGAAAGCTTACCTAAATAATTGTTTGATACTTTAGATTTAACACCGAATTTCTTTATAGCAAATTCGATGTTACTAAATAGAGTAACAAAATTCGAGGAAGAAGTTATCTTTATATATTCTTGTACATGAGCTAATAGAGCTGGATGCTCTTTTAGTCCTATATAAGAACCTATAAGATGACTATAACTTTTGGGTCCTTGCGGAGATGATTTCACAATAGGTAATAACCTATAAGATTTCAAATCCTTAATACTCATACTTAAAAATTTTTGTAATAAATGATTAGAATTATTATTCAATCAGATATTAAAATCGTTAAGATGAATATTAGATCCAGAGAAATTATCCGTAATAGTATTTAGTTTTGGACTAAATGGTATCTTTATAACTCTGTAAATAGAGAATATAGATAACCACATTCGTACAATCCTAAAGCTATTATTACAAATCGAAGCTCTATCAGTTATACCAATAATTGATGGAAGCCCAGATTTGGATAATCTCGGAAAGTTGTAGTCTGGTTCAATCTCTCTCAAAGATGAGAAAGGTTGTCCCGCTAACTTCTTCTGTATAGATAGCTGACAAGCCTTCAGATATTTAACTGTATACACTTCTCCGTGGTTTTTATTCATTTTAATAATAAAAACTCCGAAATTGTGTAACATTCTAAATCGGGAAGTCTCCTTAGTACTTAAGCAGGATAGAACGACTATACGTCATCCTATCTGTTTCAGCACTAACATCAAATGTTTTGCATTTGATAGTGAGATCATAGAACCAGCTTTGTATACATCACTATATAATTTTAAGTTAGAAAAGAACGAATTTTTATTTTTATTAATATTATTTGTTTTTTTCATGATTTTTTATTATAAGTGTAGTGCATACTATTATAAATTATATTCACTCTTCCTCCATTAATTCAGTTTTCTATTGTTTGCTATAGAAAAGAGAAGTTAATGAGATCGGACGAATATATAAGATATAATAGGGTTGGCTGGACCTATTTCCGCTGTTCCTTTCGGGACGGCAGACCATAGGGTACCACCCGCTTTACAATAGTTTAAATAACTAAAGCAGTAAAGCTATCGTTATTGAACCTTAATTACATACTTTGGAATAAAATCCTCTGTATATAATTAATTTTTTAAGTGCTCTACTCCAAGGAGTAGAAGCCCATTAAACTGGTTCAAGGAGTGATTAACTCCGGATATC